AGTAAATGAGTAGAAGTGGGCAGTTCATTCAGTTTGTTCAAGAAATGATCGACAATAATGCTGATGATATGTATATCATTAATGAAACTACAGTTCGTTTCGGAGTTCGAATCACAACAGACTACATTGACTCGCTGCGTGAACATGCTTCCCTTGACTCAACATACGACAATTGGGGATGATAATTGAACAATAAATGGGATTACCGTTTCGGTGAAATGGCAAAGCTCATTTCGTCTTGGAGTAAAGATCCATCAACTCAAGTTGGCGCAGTTATCGTGCGTCCGAACAAGTCTATCGCATCCCTTGGATACAATGGCTTCCCACCAGGCGTGGAAGATCGTCCTGAGTGGTTACTCGACAGAACAAAGAAGCTGGAACTGATGGTTCATGCAGAGCACAATGCTCTGAACTTCTGTGACCATGAGAACATAACCACATCAACCATCTATGTGTACCCGTTACACCCCTGTGCAAAGTGTGCTAAGCGTATCTTTGACCGTGGTGTCACTACTGTGGTGACAGTGACAACCCAAGAAAAGCATGATTACATGTCGCAGCCCGAAGTCTGGGCGCGGTATGCTTTTGATCAAACATTTGCCCTGTTTGATGCTTTTGAAATTAAATACAGGACTATTATTATATGAGGCGCAATGAAGAACAGATAGAGTCTGGGGAAGCAGCTGAAAATAGATTCAAAAGAATGATGGAATCTAGAAAAGCTCGTGTTCAAGAATCTACCAAATCTGAAGATATGTACGAACATTTTGATTATCGAGTGTTTGTTGCAGATGATAGCAATTTCACTGTTGATGTTAAGGCAATGAAAAAAATATGTAGAGAAGAAGATGAAGAGGTTCAAGACGAGTATGTTTGGGTTGAGTTTATGAATGTGAACAATGCACCTGGATGGTTATACGGTGAAGCAGATTATATTGCATTTGAAACCAAAACTGGATTTTCTATGGTCGATAGGAAAAAATTAATTGATTATTGTGATTCAGTTGTAGACAAGAACACTACAGTTTCTTATTGTAGGAATGCTTTAAACAAAGTGTATAGAAGAAAAGATAGAAGAGATTCAATGACCCTTTTAGAACTTGAGTTGATTCCACACACAAAAATTATAGATAGAGAATATAATCCATGATGTGTGATTATGAGAAGTTATGCTATACGAGAGAAGATACCGTGGCTGGTATCGGACCCTGGCGGTGGTTACAAGCTGATACTGGTGCATGGGATGGTCCAAAGAAAGACTTTGAGGAAAGCCACATCCATGCCTACAAGAAACATATTGAGAACTGGAATGTTGTGGTTCAGGCTGGTGGTTGCCAGGGCATGTACCCACGAATTTTCTCTGAGATCTTTCAGCGGGTGTATACTTTCGAGCCAGATCCATTAAGTTTTTTTGTTCTCAATGTTAATTGTCAAAAAGACAACATCATCAAGATGCAAGCTGCTCTTGGTGCTGAAAACAAATTGATTTCTGTTGTCAGAAATGTACAAGACAATGTTGGTATGAATACTGTCACTGAAGAACATCAAATCATTCCTATGTTTACTGTTGACAGCCTGAATCTTAATGCCTGTGATTTCATTCAATTTGATCTTGAAGGATATGAATTGTATGCGTTGATGGGCGCTGTAAACACTATCCGACAGTTCAAACCTGTCATTTCCTGTGAACTTGGTAACGACCTGATACTTGACTTCTTAAAACAATTCGGTTATAGTGTCGTGGATCATACTATCGCAGACACAATTTATAAGGTGGTTCCTAATGAGTAATTTCGATGATGTAAAGGCTTTCATGAAGGCATTCAAACAGCCTGTTGCTGAAAAAGCTGCTTTTCCTGATTATAAAATAGTTGATTTACGCTATGACCTTATTCAAGAAGAAGTGTTTGAGCTTTCTGAAGCCATTGATCATGCGGATATCGTTGGTGTTGCTGATGCTCTTGCTGACATTTTGTATGTCACTTATGGCGCAGCTGCTTCGTTTGGTATTGACCTGGACGCTTGCTTTAAGGAAGTGCACAGAAGCAATATGTCGAAGCTTGATGCCAATGGTCAACCTATTTACCGTGAAGATGGTAAAGTCCTGAAGTCTGAGTTGTACAGTAAGCCAGACTTGTCACCTATCCTATTCAAGGAATAATATGAAAATCTTACTGTTGGATATTGAAACCGCGCCAAACCTTGCCTATGTGTGGGGTCTTTGGGATCAGAACATTATCATAGACAACATTGTCGAGAGTGGATACACGATGTGTTGGGCTGCGAAGTGGTTGGGTGAACCCGCCAAGAACATGCACTTCGAGAGCATCCTGGGTCAATCCCGTGCCGAAATGTTGAAACCAATTTACGATCTTCTCGATGAAGCCGATGTGGTTGTTCACTACAATGGTAGGAAATTCGACATGCCAAACTTGAACAAAGAGTTTGTCAAGCAAGAGTGGACACCACCAAGCCCATACAAGCAATTGGATCTTTTGAGTACGGTTCGCCGTCAATTCAAGTTCCCAAGCAACAAGCTTGATTTCGTTTGCCGTGAATTAGGTCTTGGGCAGAAACATCACCACAAGGGCATGAAGCTCTGGCACGAGTGTATGGCTGGTGATCAGAAATCCTGGAAGACGATGAAGACCTACAACAAGCAAGACGTTGTGCTTCTTGAGCAGTTGTATCATCGCTTGCTTCCTTGGATCGATGATCATCCGAACCGTAGCACATCTGGTGAAATTAATTGCCCGATTTGTGGCTCGTATGATTTCCAACACCGTGGTCCATATCACGCCAAGACACGTTCTTATCAGCGTTATCGTTGTGTCAAAGGTCATTGGTTCAAAGGCGATATTATTAAGAGTTCCCGTAAAATCACAACACCATTAGCTATCAACTGAGGATATTATGGCAAAAGCAAAACCAGCAGAAGGCGATCTTGAATCAAAAGACTTTGGTTCTGGTGCTCGTTTCAACTCAAATAAAACTCGTTATGACTTAGTTCCAACGCATTTGTTGAAATCTACAGCCGATGTGTTTGCTTATGGTGCAGAAAAATATGTGCCGTGGAATTGGGCAAAGTGTGCAAAAATGAGTCAGTACATTGCTTCTGCTAAAAGACATCTGGCTGCGATTGAAATGGGTGAAGACAATGACCCCGAATCAGGTCTTCCACATCGCGGTCACTTGATGTGCAACTTGCTTATGATCGAACAGTTGCACAATGTGATTGAAGCGAACCCAGAACTGGCAGAGCTTGATGATCGCCCCCACAAATGGTTTAAAGGTCAAAAATACTGATGAAAAAAGATTTGTATAAAATGGAAGATAACATCATGAACGTGTGGCGTTGCGTTGATGATATGAAGCTGTTGAGCGAAAGTGATATGGGTGCAGAAGATCTCAAAAGCGCATTAAAGGGATTGAGCACCATCACTAACTTAAAATGTGTTGATTTGTGGCATTCTTATGAAAATGCATTAAAACAAAATGTAAAGGATAAAAATGAAAATTGAAATTCCTTGTGAAGCTGTCGAACAGATTTTATTTAATTCTATTATTGAAACATTTGAATCTTTCATGCAACCAAGCGCAGATCATGCTGTTTTGGGATTGACTATTGATCAGATGGATAACATTTTGGCTGGTGCTATGAACTACTCCAAATGGGTTTGTTCTCGTACCGAACAAAAAATTATCATGGAACGTTGGCTTGCCTGGACCAACTACAAAGCCATTTTGGAAGATGATTAATTGTATAAATACTTACTTCCATAAGAGGAAAACAGGAATCGATGGAAGGTACAGAAAAGCGTTACACCTTAACATCCCAAAGAATGCAGCCTAACCCTGCATATATGCGAGAAACCCCATATGGGGATTGGGTCAAGTACGAAACGTATCTTGAACTCTTTACTCGCTACAACGAGCTTGTAGAGCTGACCGACTCTAACAAGCGTTAATCAAATCGGACAATTGCAATAAGTCTGGTTTATCAATACCCCTGATGAGGTTGTATACTCATCACCCAAAGTAAAGGTAACCAAATGAAAACAATCAATGTAATCATTTTGCTGGCAGCAATGCTGGTTAGTAGTAAAACACTCGCTCAATGTGCTGACAACAGCTGTACGTTTGCATACGATATTGAGCAGCCCGTAGTTCAAGAATCAAAATATACTCAGACGGATCTTGACTGCTTATACAAAGCGGTGTATAATGAGACAGGTGGAAATGAAAGCCAAGGTGCATCGATGGTCGTAGCAACGATCCTCAATCGCAAACATAGTCCTTTATTTCCAAAGAATGTCTGTGCGGTGGTTTATCAAAAGGCTCAGTTCACCAATGTAACAAAGGTGAATCCAAATAAGATAACACCCAAGACAAAGGACGTTGTTCACAAGGCAGTGGAAATGTATGAAAAGGGGCTGCTCAACACGAGCGTTCTTTTCTTCCATGCTGATTATGTGCGACCATCCTGGTCGTACAAAAAGAAACGAGTAACGAAAATCGGCAATCACATTTTTTATAGATAATTATGTTAATCAAATCGGTCAAAGATCCTGAGCAGTTCCATCGTGAAATAGAAGAAAGGGTATCCAAAGGAATGGAGTACCTTGAAGCAATCGTTTCATATTGTGAGGACAACGGACTTGAAATTGAGTCCGTTGTTTCTCTCATGAAGCAAGGAAGCATCCTACGTGCCAAGCTTCAACATGAAGCCGAAGGCTTGAATTTAATTGAGAAGTCTGCTATACTACCCATATGAATTTTGGAGCAATGTCTTTCGTGACCCCGTTTGAAGCCTACACAAAGTATCTTGCATATCGCAGTCACTTCACCCAGGACTCGTATGATATTTTGAAATACAACGGAAAGGTCAACGCAACAACCAATTCGTTTGAAACACGAAAAGATAAGTTCTTTTTTCATAAGCTGTCCAAACATAAAGATGTTGATGGATTTTTAATTTCTCATATGCTTGTCGGTAATCCACACAAGAAGTGGATTCGTGATATGATTCATGATGAAGAAGATCATCACTACTATGCTGAATGGCTAAAGCGTAAGCAATCGCTCACCTATCTGTTTCAGACAGAGATAGAGCAGCTTGATGATGATTACAACAGCAACATTACCATCCCTAAAGATGGTGGTATGCCTAAACTCTATAAGTTAATTCTACGAAACAAGATCTCACCTGAAACTGTTATCGTGCTAAATACTTTGAGTCCATTTTTTGGTTACTGGTCTGCAAATAACCTTGACCAATATGTGTGGGGTGACATTCGAAAGAAGTACGAGAAGTACACCCCATTCGTTGAGTTTGATCGTAATAAATTTCGTTCAATACTCTTAGAAAGATTCTCTCATTCCAATTCATCGGATGAGAAATAGGCTGTGCTGTGCCTTAAATCAGCGTTCAACTACTACAAAGGAAAACACAACTATGTCTTTTAATAAACTTAAACAATCCTCAGACGATTTCGAAAAACTTAATAGCCAACTGCAAAAAATGTCTTCTGCTGAACAGGGTAGCTTTGACGAGCGATTCTGGAAGCCTGAAGTCGATAAGGCTGGTAACGGTTATGCTGTAATCCGTTTCCTTCCAGCCCCTGATGGTGAAGATGTTCCGTTTGTTCGTTATTATGATCACGCTTTCCAAGGACCAGGTGGTGCTTGGTACATTGAGAACTCTCTCACAACTCTTGGTCAACAAGATCCTGTTTCCGAATACAATTCCAATCTCTGGAACACTGGTATCGAATCCAACAAACAGATCGCTCGTAATCAGAAACGCAATCTGCGTTACATTTCGAACATCTATGTTGTAAACGACCCAGCACATCCTGAGAACAATGGTAAAGTCTTCCTGTTCCGTTATGGCAAGAAGATCTTCGAGAAACTCAACGATGCCATGAATCCGAAGTTCCCTGATGATCCGAAGATCAATCCATTCAACATGTGGAGTGGTGCTAACTTCAAGTTGAAGATTACCAAGGATGATGGATACCGCAGCTATGCCAAATCTGAATTTGATTCGCCTAAGCCTCTCAAAGACGATGATGCAGAACTGGAAGCAATCTACAACCAGGAATTTGGTCTCCAGGAGTTTATCGCTCCTAGCAAGTTCAAGTCGTATGACGAACTGAAAGCCAAATTTCTGCGTGTGATCGGCGGTGAAGCACCAGCTGATAAACCGCTTGGTGATAACGGATT